ACTGAAAAGTTTTCTATTCGTGAAAAGTAAAAAGTGCCTGATGAATCGCTGTCACCAATAATTTTGACAGCATGACCGGTGCCGACATTTTTAATAATGGTTCCCTTGGGGGACACCCCTTGAACCCCGCCATAAAAAGTAACTGCATAGTTACTGCCGCTTGCAGTTACACGATATATCCCTTGTGGAAATTTGACAGTCCAGGCAGATCCGGCAGCAGTTGCCGCCTTATTTATGGCTGCCGTGCAGTCGGTCGAGTCATCGCCTTTTGCTCCCCAATGATTTGGAAAATAAACTTGCAATCCGGTTACCGACCCGTCGCCATAAAAAACCTTGGTATACCCCGCGTGAAAATTGAGTGGCAAGGTTAGTGTTGCGCCGGCGCTTACATTGAAAGATCCCCCCTGAATCACATCAATTTCAGGGACTGCCGAAAGGTCGGTGTCTGTGGTAATGGCTACCTGTTTCGTTATGTGCAGCGGCTTGCTGTTTGTTATGGCATATGATTTTGCTGCAGAAAGGCTGGAAAAGCCGCGCACATCCACCCATGGCCCTTTTGTTATCAGGTCGCTGGTTTTCATGGTCGCGTCGGCAGCGATGGCCGGCACGGCCAACAGCAGCGCCAGCAGGAACGCTATAAAATCGTATCGTTTCAGTTTCATGTGATTACTCCTTTCTTTACGCCGGTTGCCACTTCTTCGACAATCCGTTCGCCGCGCCCCTGGTCCGGTCCCGGCCCGTCGCTGTCGCCGCTGTCGTCCACCTGCTGAAACCATAGCGAGCGTTTCAAGTTGGCGGCCACCTGCAGCCAGGGCGGGTATTTGTTTTTGTAAATCAGGTTCAGGGTGTTCACAAAGGACAGCATGCCGCCGGCGCCGGGGTCGCCCTTGCGGCCGGGTCCCATGTTGAAGATCATGTTGATGAACGCTTCGGCGCGCACGTCGTTGAACTTGTCCAGGTGGCCGGCGAAGATCCGGTTGAAATGGCCAATGGCATCTTTCATGTGCTGCTTCACCAGTTCGGCCGCTGCCGGTTCGGTGATGGTCGCGTCTTTGCCGGGCGCGCGGCAGCCGTAGCCGTACGACCATTGTTTTTTATCCGGGTACGCTTTCGCCCTGAATCCTTCATCGTCTTTCAGTTGAGCCAGCAGCCTGGCCCGGTTTATTTCCGGCATGTGTCGCCCCTTTCCTAGCCAATCCGGTACCAGTTGGTACCGTTGAATTTCAGGTGAATTGCTTCATCCTGCAGTGTCAGGTCAATGGTTGCTTCGCGGCAGACGGTGTGCCCTTCCAGCGGCGTGACGGTTACCGCGTTTTCGGTGGCGTCGGTTTTGATGACGATCACTTCGCCGGCTGCCGGCAGCTGTGCCACGGCCGGGCCGGCGCTGGCATCGGCCAGGGTCAGCGATGCGGCGCCAGCGGCGCCCGCCTGCACGATGATGGTATAGCTGGCGGTTTTCAGTTCCAGATCGCCGTTGGCGTTGAATCCCAGCAAGGTATTGGCCCGGCCGGCTGCGTCCGGCAATACCTGGGCATAGGCTGCATCGCCCGGCAATTTGATGGTACGAGACAGCACGGCATTCATCTGCTGCAGCAGCGCGGTCTGGTAATCCTGGTCCTGATTCACCACGTCGGGCCGCCAATTGCCGGCGCCGGTGTAGTCGGTCGACCGGTCGAAGGTAAGCACCCGCTCGATCTCCACCTTGGCAGCTGCCGCCGGCGTGGCGGCTGGCACAAAGGTAACGTCGCCCCCTTCGTTGCCGCCGGCGCCCGATACGGTGTAATCCACCCCCAGAGTTTTCAGCACGCCGGCAACGCTTACCTGCAGGTTGCCGGCGGCAAAAATGCGGCACTGGTACGGGAATATCGTGGTGTTGCCGTCGGCGGTGTACGCGAAATAAATGTCCTGTACGTCAATCGGCATGGCTGCCCCCTTTGTCTGTGGTTATATATCCATTGCCAGGTCGGCAGTTCCGGTGCCCTGGCGCCAGTCGGTGAATTCTCCCACGGTGCGGGCGCCGTCCGGGTCCAGGCCGATACGCACCGGCGTGTCGGCAATGGCGCCGGCGCCGCTGTCCAGATAGTCGTCGGGCTGCTCCAACAGCATCGGGTCCCATTCCCGCATCTGCTTGGCTGCCGGGCCGTGCTTGACCGATGAATGGGCGTACAGGTACAGGCCCGATAGCGGCGTTTCGAATGCGTTCAGAATACGGGTATTCTTCTGCGTGTGCTTCCAGCTTTCTTTGACCGCGCAGCGGACGCCGGCCCGCTGCAGGGCGCCGCGCAGGATCGTGGGCACGTGGCCGCCGGGTCCATTGGTTTCCACCGTCACGGCGGGCAGTTTCAGGCGTCGCACTATTTTGATGATTTCCAGACACTGGCTGTCTATCTCCCCCCGCACGTCCTCGGCAACGTGCCAGTACAGGTAACCGTTCATGTCGGAAAACACGACACTGAAGGCGTTGGCATCGCTGTGCACCTTTCCCAGCGAACAATCCCAGTGCGCGGCAACGGTGATCATCTGCACGCCGTTTATCCACAGGGTTACCTGGCCATTAACCTGCCTGATTTCCGGTTCGCCGGGGTACTCGATCAACCGTTCCGGATTCAGGCGCACGTCTTTGAGGCTGCGCGCCAGCAGCTGGTACTGGCTTAACCATTCGTTGATGGTCTTGCATTCGTTCCGCTTGAACCGGATGGCCGCCCGGGTGAAATACTCCGGCCAGGTGTTGCCGCTGTACAGCTCGATTACCGTGCCTTCCATCGGCCGGAACGGCAACCGGACAAACCCGCCCCGGTAATCGCGCACGCCGTGCACCTGGTACTGTTTCGGGTCCAGCAGCTTGCCGCCTACCACCACATACAGGTCGGCTTCTTGCTGCAGGCGCCAGTCAAACATGAAATCGGTGGTCGGCTGCTTCTGGTCCTGGGTATGCAGCACCATCTTAGCAAAGAGCGGGATTACCAGGTGATCGGCGCCGTCTTCGATCTGCTCTTTGTAAATGGAATCGACACAGTGATCGGTGCCTACGTACAGCTTGCTGCCGCCCGGTACCAGGATGTGGGTTAGCTCGCTCATCTTGGTGCGCAGCTTGGCGCGCAGCGGCGGTGTTGCTATGGTGTTCGGCACTTCCACGTCATCAAAAATCGCTTCGTCGGCGCGGCTCGATGTGACGTTTGACAAAACCCCGAAAGCGGCCACGTTCGGGTTCCGCGCATCGGTGGAACCTTCCACGAACCAGCGCCGTTCTTTCCACTGGCCGCGCCGGGTGCTGCGCAGGTTCTTGCACCAGGGGTGCTGGTCGATGACGAACTGCGCATCGACGCTGATCTTGGTGGCGTCGGGCGCCGTGGCGCTCATGTTCAGGAAACGATAATCGGAATCGCCGCGCAGCCGCCAGGGGATGTAACGCCCCAGCAGCGTGGATTTGCTGCCGCCCCGGAACACTTTCAAGACTTTGCGTTCCCGCTGCCATTCCAGGAAGTCGCATACTTGCAGATGAAAATCGGGCACCTGCCAGCCTACCCGTTCACCCCATTTCAGAAAGAAGGCCGGAAAACTTACCGGTTGTCTCCCCTTGCCTTTCGGCGGCATAGATCACAGCCTTTCAGTCGCGGGAATTGGCCATACGCGGCTTGACCAGCCGCAGCTGTTTTTTAGCCTGCTTTTCCATGCGGGCGATTTCCTTGCGGGTCGCCTCGTCGTCTTCCTCGTCGGCAGGGGTGCCGTTGCCTTCGACCTGGGCAAAGAAGGTGTTAACCCGGCACAGCATGGCCATGGTGGCGTTGGCGTTTTTTTTCTCCCACAGATTGAACGACGCCAGGCGTTTTTTTAGCTCCCGGTCCACCTGGTCAAGTTTCAGCTTGCCGCTGTTTACTTCCTGCAGCAGGTCGTCGCGGATCTGCTCCACGCTCGTCCAGTTGGCCGGGTCCGCCTCGATGATGTACAGGTCAAGCAGCTTTTCCTGTATGGCCTGGATCTTCTTTTTTTTAGTTGGGTTGATCATCATTCCACCCCAAACGCGCCTTTGATATCGGGGCCACTTTCCGGCAGGTTGTCGGTAGGCGCCCACCACCAGCTCTGCCCCTCCCGTTCCACCCGCCGCTTCATGCGCCGCAGGTAGCCGGGGTTGGCCGCTTCCTGGGCGTGGTAGAACAGCAGGTGGTCCAGCGCCAGGCGCGTGTACCATAGGTTCATCATGGGCGCGTAATTCTTGGCAAACTGCATCGACTCGGCGGCAAACTTTGGGTCTTCGCCTTCAGCCAGTTGCTGCGCGTTGCCGACGGTCAGCCGGCGCAGGTCGTCGGCAAATCCCACCACCGGGCCGCCCACCGTGGACGCCAGCCCGCCGCCGAACCGGTTTACATCGCCCATCAGGAAGTCGCCGAAAATCCCCATGCCACCAGACTGCAGCATGGCGGCGCCCCAGAAACCGGCGTCGGCCATGTCCTTCGGGTTGCGCCCCTTGGCGACTTCCTTTAGCTGCATGGAGATGGCGCCGCCGATCATCATTCCCAGCGCCCACTGTGCGCCCACCGATGCCCGGGAATAGCCCACTCCTTCGGCAAAGATACGCGGCAGGGCGCGGGTAATGATGGCAATGGAAAAAGTCTTGAACAGCATCATTGACCGGGCGAATTCGCCCCACAACGTGCCGGGCCGGGTGCTCTGGTTGATGATCGCATGGGTGCGGGTGTCCGGTGTCAACATGCCGGTGTCGGCTTCCTCGGCCAGCATGGCGCCGTATTTTGCCGCCGCGTCCCGTACCTTGAGCCGCGCCGCCGTGGCGGCTTCACGTTTGCCGGTTGCCATGTCGGCGGTCACAATCATGTTTACCAGCCGGGGGGTTACCACCTCGACGCCGGCCAGCCCTACCGCTTCCGCCTGGCGGATAATGTCCCAGTCGGCGCTGTCTATGTCGTACCGTTCCAGCATGCGCTTGAACGCCGGCTGCAGCTGGTCAAACTGCAGCCCTTTGTAATCTGCCACGTGCGAGCCAATCAGCGCCTGGAAGGCCATCTTATTGGCGTTCGTCCAGTGCTCGGCGCCGGACAGGGTAACGGTCCAGTTGGCCATTTTGCGGGACAGCCCCTGCGTCTGCTCGGCGCCATAGCGCAGCGCCACATCGTTGACAATCGATTGCGCCAGGATGGCATGCTTGCGGGCGATTTCCCGGTCGGCACCGTTTTTTGGATTAAGAAGCTGCAGCGCGATGCGAAAAGCGCGGCCGGTGTCCAGCCCGTCGGTTTGCGCAATGGTGCGGAACGTGGCAACGTCGTTGACCTGGGACAGCAGCAGCATCCCCATTTTTGAAGCAGTCAGATAGTTGCGCGTGCCTTGCATGAAACGGTTCACCAGGTCGAACCGATCTTCCTGGGCGCTGGCAGTCTTCCCCATTAACTCTTCGAACATCAAGTCGTTGATAGTCGAACCGTGGCGGCCGTCGCTGGTAGCCTGCGCCTGCTGGCTCTTGGCGTAGGCTGCCGCCGTTTTAAATCCGGTTTCCGGATTCGGCCCGAATTGCTCCATAAGCGCGATTGCCTGCGCTTTGCGCTGCAGGTCGCCGATCATCGCCTGGTATATATCGCCCTTGCCAAAGGCGCGGTTTGCTTCCAGGAAACTGGCGGCATCCTTGAAATGCAGTTCCCGGTGCGCCCCCAGCTGGTCGGCCAGTGATGCGCCCCGCCCGGTCACCAGGCCGTCCGGTTCTTTGGCCAGGCCGTGGGTGGCCAGCGTGCGCCATACCGCCCCCAGCATTTCCCTGGTCTGGTCATCGTCCAGCGGCAAGCCGGTTTCGGGGTCGGTGTACTTCTCGCGGTTGACGAGGGGAAACACCTGGTCGACCCAGCGCCCCATGGCCCGCGCGGCCAGCCGGGCGCGGCGCGGCTGCTTTACTCCCGGCATGGCCATTTCAGCCTTTTCGCGCCCGGTCAGCCCGAAAAACCGCACGGCCCGGCTGTCCCACGATTGCGGCAAGCGGCCTTGCAGATACTTGATATCGCCGCCCGCCTCGTTGGCCCGATTAAAAGCCTTGTTCGATACCAGGCGGTACTGCTGCGCCAGGTATTCCGTTTCCGTCAGATCCCCCACATCCTTGTACAGGCTGGCGGTAACGGCTTTTTCATCCATCAATAGGGTGGTGATTTCCAGTTCTTCGTCGGCGGTCAACTTGCGGAAACCTATTTTTGACAGGAACGGTTCCAGCCCCCGGTACAGATCCGCCATGTAATCATTAAGGATCGCCTTGACGCGGCCGGCCGTCTGCACGTTGATAACGTGAGTCAGGCCCTTGTTGTACTGGCCGTCCTTGGTGTTGCGGATAATCTGGTACTGGTTGCGGTTCGCCGCCTCGATCTGCAGTTCGGCGCGCCGTGCCGCCAGCTCCTTTTTCTGCACCTGCTCATTGAACGCTTCTTCGGCCGCGTCGATCATAAGCTGCTCGGGCGACTTGTCGCCGGCCGCGTCATACTTGGCGGTACCCTGGGGCGGCTTTTTCGGAAACGGCGCATTGAACCGCTTTTCAACAGCGGCAACAATCGCCGCTGCTTCCTTCTTGGTAATGGCGCCTTTAGCGGCGCGTATCAGATCGTCTATGCATTTGGCCACTTTATAACCTCGGGATTCGGGATTCGGGATTCGGGATTCGGAACATCATCCCAGCCCCAGACACACAGCCGCCCGCTGGTAGAGCGGCCGGCGCTGCTGTTCTACCGCCACGGCGGCGCGGGCCTCGGTCAGCACTTCGGCTGCCGAACGCATGCGCGGTTCGCCGGCGGCGTCGGTGCCGTCGTATATTTCGAAGTCGCCGCGCTCTTTCAAGATGATGTCAGCGGCCGTCTCGACCTTGGCCTGCCCGTCCGTCGGCTCCGCATCCATGACGACTTCCCCGGCTCCCGGCTCCCGGTTCCCAGTCCCCACCTCTTCCAGGTTTTCCCGGTTCCCGGTTCCCGGTTCCCGAGTCTCGGCCTCTTCGCCCCAAATGTCCTTCATTTCTTCCCGCAGTTCGGCAACGCGGGCCTGCATTTCCGTTTGCACCCTGGTTGTTTCCGGATCGACCGGCCGCCGCAGCTGGTCGGCAAACAGCATGCGGTCGAACGCGGCACGCACGTTATCGTTCATCTTCACGTCAATGGCCGTGCCGGCAATGCGCCGGTACACTTCCAGCAACCATGTCTTAAACTTGTCGAACACGTTCTGCAGCTCCTTTACCGGGGCTTTACCTTCTGCCAGGTACCGTTCGAACGCCCGGGCAAAAAGCTCGCGCTGCTGAGTGCTCCACTTGGTACCGGGCACCACTGAATGCAGCCAGGTGTCAAAGTCGCGGCGCTCGGCCGCCGACAGATCGGCTTCGAATACATGGGCCAGTTCATGAGTTACCGTGGAAAAGTCGGGCGCTTCCAGCGCATGAATCATGGCGCGGCCATCGGCCAGGAATGACACGGCGCCCTTTTCTCCCTGGAATAGGGGCTGGCCTTCGTATAAAACCGCATTCCTCATACCCTCGGTAATTGGAATGCCGTGAACCGGGATTCGGGATTCGGGATTCGTGAGAATCTCTGCTTGCTCTACGCGCGCGCCGAACTTGCGGCCGAACTTTTCCATGTAGATCTGCCGCGTCCGCTCCTTCACCGCTTCCGCACCCGCCAGGATCAGGCGCACG